AGTCCCCGCAAAGAATGCAGGAGACCCAGACGTGCTCCTCCGCATCTCGCTGCATGTAGCTGTTAGATGAGGGAAGGAATGGCATAACGGCGGAGGCGGGCAGCTCGCCTTGAAAGTACCAGAACTCATATCCGCTTTGGCCGGTTGGAATGCCTTCTTCCAGCACCTGCTCCAGGCCGCGCAGAATCCAGCCGCCGCGCCGTTCTCTTGCAGCCTCTCTCGCAGCGCGTAGTTCCTTCCCGCTTTTCACTTCTGGCCCTTCAAATATAAACGAGCCATTGCGGATATTATCGCCGCACGCAGGATCAGGATAGATCGTATCAACAGGCACTGAGCGGAAAGACGGCTTGGCCCCAGCACTTCCTTCTAGCGGAATTGGCCCCTGCACAACGCCTGTCCCACGCTCTGCAGCATCGTCAACCATTCTTACCGCAATCTGCTCCAAGCTTTCCGGCCCTTCGGTCAGCATGTCCTTGACCCGCATCTCGGCCTGTTTAAGGAGCCGGTCCTCTTCTACCTGAGCTTGCAGCAGGAGCTGCTCTACCTGCGCCGGATCTTGGCCTTGCAAAGCTGGTAACAATGTCGCAGCTAAATCCTCCGGCGTGCGCTCAAGTGACCAGAATTCTCCGCCCAGCGGCAGAGCCATTTCCTTAACGGCCCAGGCAACAAACTTTACTGGACTTTTAGTAACGTTGATGAAGGCAGAAGATCGGCCAGACGAGCGCTCGCCTCCCTTCATCAAGGGCTTACCATCCGGCCCACTCGGCTTGTACCAGTTAGCGGCGCTCTCGCCTGTTCCTGGCCCATCCTTGTTCTGCATGACCACATCGCAGTAGCGCCACTGCTCCTCAATCCCGCTCTGCTGTCGATCCGCTACGGCCAGATCGCGCAGGCGCCTTACCTCCTGACTCAACACGTCTAGCTGCTTGGCCTCTTCCTCCTCCAGCTCAGCTACAAGCTCTTCCGCCTCGGCCAGCAGGACTTCAGGATCAAGTTCTTCGCCGTTCATATCAAGCACTGTTGCAGCCATACTGTCCATTATTGCCATCCCCAGGCCGCTACTATGGCCTCATCGTCGTCAGAGCGGCCAAGCGCCCGAAGGTAATCGTTCAGCGCCAGCTCGCCGTGCTCTACCGGAAGCCAGCTTAGCGCGCAGTTATCCGCTTCGTCAGGACTAGGCCCGCCCATTGGATTGTTCTGCGGATCGGCGGACAGGCGTTTCTTGAACGCTTTCTTGTCTTCCATCAGGAGGACTTTCTTGCCCTTAGAGTCAGTACGCCATTCGTAACGCAGGGAGCTGCCTAGCGCAATAATAGCCTTGTCGGGCGGAATAGACGCGCCGTTTTCCAGCGCCCGCTTCCACATATCCCAAGCCTGCGCTCGGACATTAAAATGCCTGCCATTCGATAGCTTCTTGCCAGGATGAATAGGCCGGAGCACATCTCTCAGCCCTCCTGCCATTAGAACGGAGTGCATCGCATAGCCAGGACCTTCTAGCTCATAGATAATCGCAGCAATGGGAACATTCTGGTGCAGAATATCTTCGGCCAGGAGGGTAACTTCTCGTCCCAACTGCTGCCCATCATCCGATGAACGAGCCGTCTTTCTAAGCTCGTAGGATTTTAACCCCCTTCTCCAGCCTATAACGCTGCTATCATTGCCCATTGCGGCCACGTCGATAGTAATAATGGCCGGACCAGAAGGCGGAGGATCGAGCTTCGCTGCTGCTTCAAGCAGATCGCGTTTAAGCCAGGAATCTACGCTAATAGCGTCAGGATCTCTCTCTACCTCCAGGCGGAAAATGTCGCCCATTCCCTGCGCCTGCGCCTCGGCCTTGTCGCGCTCGAAGCGTTCCTTTGTCATGCGCGGATCTTGCCACCAGTCGAAGGTGAAAAGATTCGCCGGATTCGTCGCTTCTAGCCCGATTACCTGCGTGCGAAACAGCGTATCGCGTTTTTCGGAAGAGATTCGTATAAGCGTATTGGTGACGGAAGCAAGCGCCGCCTCTGCTGCGTAGGGGAACTGCAGCCCAGCGTGCTCGTCAATAGCATACATGAACTTTCTATCGCCGCGACCGATTTCAGTTCCTGCATCGCCAGAGATAATCGAGCCATTTTCTGGATTGACTAGCTTACCTGCACCGCCGCCTTTCTGCATATGCTTAGAGAACTCAAAGCCTTTCGGCATGAATTCTTCCGGCAGTCCCTTCAGCGCATTCTCTAGTTTCCAGAACAGGGCCTTCGGGTTATTCGCATCGTAGACATTCCGCTCAAGGTTCGAGCCCAGACCCATTTCCATTCTGGCCCGGAACCGCCAGTACCAGATGTAGAAAAAGCAGATAAGGGTGGAAGCACCGCAGCCGCGGGTCTTACTAACATTGCCTTTGCCGCTCAAGCCTTTAGCAGGCGCTTCTACTAGTGACTGGAACCAGGTAAGCAGCTCAACTTGACGAGGAAAGAGAACGAATGGTATCGCCGTCTCCATCCCTAAGCCGGCATTACGAGGGTCGTTAATCACGCCCCAGTCGTAGATAAAATCGTAAAACCCATAGGGCCGACTATAGTGCTTGAGCAGCGCATCTACTGCGCCAGGCGTCTTGCGCGCATAGTCCAGCAGCCCAATCCGCTGTAAATAGATCGCATCATAGTCCGGCTTTTGCCAGTCCCATCCCGCAGGCAGCTTCGACTCTAGCCAACCATTCGGATCTTTGGCCGGATCGACCGAAGAAACGAAGGAAAGAGTGCCTGTGCCGTCAGCCATTAGAGCCGTCCTGGTTTCGCATATTCCTGCGCCAGCAAAGTACGCAAATGCGCAATCTCTTCCCTAACCTTTCGGCGCTCGATTGAGTAGGCTATGGCGGCAGCAATAGCCGCCACAATTATCAGCAAATCAAGCACTATTCGGCACATCTGTAGATTCCTCCTTTGCTGCCTTCCGCTCTTCGGCCAAGCGCCTACCAGCTGCTTGCATCTCCCGGAAAAGTTCTGCTGCGCTCTTATCGCCCAGACTCACCTCCAGGGTCGAAGAGTCTAGTCCGATAAGCTCCTGCTGCCGCCGGTCTTTATACTCGTACCGCAGCGGTACAACAGTCGTATCGTCGTCAATTTCCCAGCCGTCGGGAATGTTGGTCAGTCGTTTCCACACGCCGGACGTATTGCTGCCGGTTTCTGTAAGCAGGTATTCCAGGGGGATCTTAAGCCAGCTCAAGGCCCGCGCATGAACGTCTCTGAATTCGGGGCGGCGCTTCGCGAAGTTGTGGAACTGCCAGCTTTGAGTAAAGCCCAGATGCGCATATAAGCCATTAGGAGAAGGGACGACGTTATTCTCGGCACAGACGCGGAAATAATCAACGACGCGATCTTCCATTTCTTCGGGACAGGAGAAACGCGAAGGGCGGCCCACCCTTTTACCTAGTATTACGCCGAACTCCCACCAAGGCGGCAGGCCGCCAGTCATGTCCCTATACGCTTCCGCCTCTTTCCGCCTCGAATCAAGCGCAGCTAGCACATCGCCTGCGTGCTCTTCCAGTACATCGTTGTCGATAATCGCCATTTCTCTACTCCCGCCAGTAACCTGGACTGAATTGTGCGGCCACTCGGCCCATGTCACTAGTCTAGCATCCTACGCCGTTGGCGTTACTCGTCCTCTCGCAAAGTTCTGCCATTTTTCCAGTCTAGCAGCATCTGTCTGATCGCTCGCTTTAATAAAATCCGTTCCGTCATAGTAAGCTACGCAGCCATAGCAGTCTCTTGGCGCAAAGCGCGCCACTTCGCAGCCCATTTCAAGCAGGGTAAAGTGAACGCAAATCGGCTCTGGAATCATTGCTTGCTCCAGGGAGGACAAAGTGCTTGCGGTCTCTGTGTTCGGCTTGCTTGCCGGCGTTCCAAAAAGCTACTGGCCGATGGTAGCCCATAACGCGGGACCAGATTTCACAGCGGGTACGTTCTTCGTCTTTTTTAGCTCGATCATGGGAAGTACCAAGTCGCGACAAGATAACCGACAACGGC